AACTGCTAACGCAACTTATGGAACATGGGCTACAGATACATCTTCAGGCTCTGGTGGCAGATATGCTGGTGGAGGTGGAGGTGGAGGTCAAAATGGTGGTGCAGGTGGTGGTGCAGGAGGTGGAGGCTCAGGCTCTCAAAATAGTGGAAACGCAGGAACTGCCAACACAGGTGGTGGTGGTGGAGGAGGATGGAACTCCTCAGGAGGTGTTGGAGGTTCAGGCATAGTTCTAATTAGATACACCGAAGGTTTAGGAGAAGCTGCAAGTTCAAATGGTTCTCCTGCTACAAGTACAGGTAATGGTTACAGATACTATAAATTTACTGGTTCTGGAGAGCTTACATTATAATGGCACATTTTGCACAACTTGATGGAGATAACAAAGTAATTAATGTTATTGTCGTAGCTGATGAAGTTATAACAAATTCAGAAGATGAACAAGTAGAACAACTTGGAATAGATTTTTGTAAATCTACGTATGGAAATGATACTAATTGGAAACAAACATCTATTACAGATAGTATGAGAAAAGAGTATGCAGGTATTGGTGGTGTTTATAATGCAACTAAAGATATATTTATTGCACCTCAACCTTATGAAAGTTGGTCATTAGATTCTAACGATGATTGGGTTGCACCTATTACAAAACCTGACGATGGTAATGTATACATGTGGGATGAAGATGCTTATCAAGCAGATAATTCTCAAGGTTGGGTACAATTATAATATAAAAGAAAGGTGGAGAAATGCTTACAGAAGTTAAAATAATAAAAAACTTTTTAAGTCCTACATATCATAAAGAGTTATTAAACAGTTTAGATAGTTTTAATATGCCATGGTTTTTGCAAAAAAACATTTCATTAGAAGAGGATGATAATACATCACATAAAAATTTTGGTTTTAATAGAACATATTACGATGATAATGGATGGCGTGGAGATTACACAGTAGAAATTATGAAACCTGCAGTATATCAAATTATGGATACAGTTGGTGGCGTACAACCATTAAGAGTTAGGGCAGATATGACTATGCAAAGTGATAAAGAACACAAACATGGGATACATATTGATTATCCTACTCCTAATATAACAACAATTTTATACATAAATGATAGTGATGGAGATACGATATTTTATGAAGAAAGAACTTCTGATACAGAAAAAAGATATAAGCCTTCTGATCTAAATGAAATGAAAAGAGTAACACCTGTAGCAAATTCACTTGTAATTTTTGATGGATTTCAATTACACACAGGGTGTTCGCCTATGAAAAATAGTAATAGAATACTTATAAACTCTAACTATTTAGTATGAACATAGAAATTATTCCAAGTCGTGAGGATTACGAACAATTTTTAGAAATGTATCCTCCACAATTAAGTAACAAATTTTTACCTAAATGGTATAAAAATAGTGGTAATAAAAAAGCTAGTCAACATGCACATTTTTTGCATGAGGTAGATTTAACACAACCACCAATAACAATAAAAAGTTGTCCTGCTGTTGTAGATGCTGTAACAGAAGGGATTATTTTACCTTTATGGGGTAACTTAGATTTTACTACTTTAAAAAATGATAAAGGAGAAATAACAGCACAACATTGGGATTTTACAGGCAGACATATTAACGCAGGTGACATATCACAATTTATACAGTTTCATACAAAAAATCAGTTAGAAGGTATGCCTGTACAAGTTTTGTCTAATGACAGTATTTTAAAAATAAATATGCCTTATAAAATAATTGTTCCTGAGGGTTACAATATTTACTACACAGATCCTTTTTATCATTTTAGAAAATGTTTAAGACTATTAAGTGGTGTTGTTGAAGCAGACAAGTGGGGTTATGTTACATTTGTATTTGAAATTTTAGAAGAAGATTTTAGATTAGAAGCAGGAGAACCTTTTGTTCAATGTTTTATATATAAAA